TGAGTGATCAAGCATGGACTAAACTTATAAACCATCTGCTTGAGAACCTCACAGTAGTAGAAGCTCCTGTTGATGCTAGTCCTATTGGCCAGCTCATGGAACACATAGAAAGGTTTTGCAATGGACGTGTACAAGCTAAGAACAGAGATGAGTTGTTACTTGGTAAACCATGGACTGATGAGGGACGACATTATTTTAGGGTTGCTGATCTTATGGCATACCTTGATCGTATGCATTTCAGAGATTACCGCGTACACCAGGTAACTTCTGTATTAAAAGGGCAGCAAGCTGAGCATCACTTTTTTAATTGTAAAGGCAAAGGCGTTAACTGCTGGTCTATACCAGAGTTTGATAAGCATGACGATAGCTTTGACACGCCAGAGATAAAGGGTCAAGATGACATCTTCTAGTTGGAACATTGTATATGGCCCGCCTGGTACTGGCAAGACTACCTTTGGTATGAAGTTTGTAGAAGAACAAATCAACAAGGGCATAGATCCTAGTCGCATTGGCTACATAGCATTTACGAGACGTGCTGCCAATGAAGCAAGAGAACGAGCTCAAACAAAGTTTAATCTGACTGACGATGATCTGCTATACTTTAGGACTATACATAGTCTATGCTTCATGCAGCTAGGTATTAACCCTAGTGGAATGATGCAAAAGCAGAACTGGACAGAGATTGGCGAGCTGCTAGGTGTAGAGACTTCGGGTATGGGTGGTATGAATGAGGATGCATACAACATGTCAATGCCTACAGGCGACAGGTTATTCTTCCTTGAAAACCTATCACGTATAACTAGGTCATCACTGAGAAATGTATATGAGCAGACCGTTGATGATGATATAGACTACGACCAGCTAGTCATTGCTGCTAAGACATTAACAGAGTATAAGACTAAGCGTAAGCTATTAGACTTTACTGACTTACTAGACAAGTGGTTAATCAAGGGCCATGTACCTAGGATCGATGCACTGTTTGTAGATGAAGCACAAGACCTATCTAAAATACAATGGGAAGTCGTACATAAGATTAGTCGTGAAGTACCATTGAAGTATGCAGCTGGTGATGATGACCAAGCTATATATCGATGGGCAGGTGCAGCAGTAGAAGAGTTTATTAATTTAACTGGTAACAAAACAGTACTCTCTCACTCATATCGTATACCTGAGGCTGTACATACCATAGCCACCTCATTGCTAGATACCATAAGTCATAGGCAAGAGAAGGAGTTTAGTCATAACGGTAATGAAGGTTATGTTAACTACCACTTCAGTGCTGATGACCTAGATCTAAGCAATGGTGAATGGCTACTGCTAGCTCGTAACGGTTATATGCTACGAGAGTATGAACGCATCTGCGAACAGAATGGCTATCCATACGAGAGCCCTAGCCGTAAACCTCTCCAGTCTGCTGCATTGAGAGCAGTTAAAGATTGGACTGAGCTTTGCAAGGGTCAGACATTGGTTGGCAAGCAACTTAAGAACGTTCGTCGGTTTCATGGTTTCTCCTTTAATATTGATGACGAACGTATTTATGCTTTGTCAGACCTACCAGTAGAGAATAAGCCTTGGTACGATGCCTTCACTAAGATAGGTGCGACGCTAAGAGAATACTTCTTAGCAGCAAGAAGACAGGGCGAGAGCCTAAAGAAACCAAGAATAATAATTAATACCATCCATGGAGTCAAGGGAGGTGAGGCAGATCATGTTGCTGTGATGACAGATATGGCTGCAAGATCTCATAGATACATGCAAATGTTTCCAGACGACGAACAACGTGTGTTCTATGTAGCGGCTACACGCGCCAAGAGCGGGCTAAATATAATTCAGCCACAATCTCGCCTGTTTTTCGAAATTTGACCTTCTAGGATGGCCATAGAGAGCGGAGAAAAGTATGAGCCATAGTAACATATACCCTTTTAAGACCCGTCCCTACGCCCATCAGAGGGAGGCCTGGGATCTTTCAAAGGATAAAGACGAGTTTGCCCTGTTCATGGACATGGGTACAGGCAAGTCTAAAGTAATAATAGATAACATCGCGTATCTATATGATAGAGGGCGGATAGACTCTGCTCTGATTATAGCACCTAAGGGTACCTATCAGAACTGGACGCGTAATGAGATACCAACTCACATGCCAGATCATATAGTAGTTAGGTCTGCTGCCTGGTCTGCAACACCTAAGAAAGAAGAGAAGAAGCAACTTGAGAAAATATTTTTCTCATTCACTGACTTGCGTATATTAGTTATGAACATTGAAGCATTCAGCACTACCAAGGGTACAAAGTTCGCTGAGCAGTTCTTACGTTGTGGTGGTAAATGTATGATGGTAGTCGATGAGTCTACTACAATTAAGAACCCTAAGGCAAAGAGAACCAAAGCTGTTATTAAGACAGGTATACAAGCAACTTATCGTAGGATACTAACAGGTGAACCAGTGACTCGTAGTCCACTAGATCTATACGCGCAGTTTCAGTTCTTAAATCCTGTGTGTCTAGGGTTTAGCAGCTACTATACATTTAGAAATAGGTATGCCATCATGATCGATATGAAGGCAGGTACAAGATCATTTAAGAAGATCGTTGGTTATCAAAGGCTGCAAGAGCTAGGTGATCAGATTAAACCATTTAGTTATAGAATAAAAAAAGAGGACTGTTTGGATCTACCACCTAAGACATATATTTATCGTGAGGTTGAGCTAACATCAGATCAAAAGAAAGTTTACAAAGAGCTATCTGATCTAGCAGTTGCGTCATTAGACGGTGCCGTGTTATCTGTCGATACCGTATTAACTCAGATGCTAAGACTACACCAGATTACATGTGGTCACTATAAGTCTGATGATGATGTAATTATACCAGTAGCTAATAATAGGCTATCGGAGTTAATGCAGATATTAGAAGAGTCATCTAATAAGGTGATCATATGGGCTACATATATACAAGACATACAGACTATTTTAGCCGCTCTTAAAAATGAATATGGTGATGAGTCTACAGTTGCATACTATGGGGCCGTGAACCAAGATGATAGGAATACGGCTATAGATAGATTTCAAAAAGATGATACATGTCGCTTCTTTGTAGGTAACCCACAAACAGGATCTATGGGTATCACGCTTACTGCAGCAGACACAGTGGTCTACTATTCTAATAGCTATAACCTAGAGCATAGACTACAGTCTGAAGACCGTGCTCACCGTATTGGCCAGGAGAAAAATGTGTTGTATGTAGATCTAATCTGTAGGGGTACAATCGACTCTAAGATAGTTAAGGCCTTGCGTGATAAAAAGAATATAGCACAACAGGTAATGGGTGACGACTGGAAACAGTGGCTTACTTAGCTCGCTTGTTTTCTTGACCCATCCAGATACCAAAGATACCTGTCATGACACCCATGATTACAGATACAAAAGCTGATTGCTGCATAGTAGGATCTGGTAAAGACATAAACCATTCTGCACAGCGCCACGACATTGCAACGCTAGCAATCATAGTTAGCCTTGCTATTAGATTATAGTGAATAAGATCTTTCAGCCACGTCTTCAAGCGATCTCAAAGTGAGGTGCATCGATAAAGGGGCGACGTCCTTCACTCCTCCTCAAGTCTACGTACGAGTTCATTGCTGCCTCCATACTCTGGTCCCATTCACGTATATCAGGGATATGCCAAGCAGCACCCCATCTTATACCTAGTCCTATATCTTGTGCAGCAGCCTTAAATGCGTCTGCAATATCGTCATATACATTTATCTCCCAGGTTATTCTTGACCCTATGTAGGCAACCACATCAACAGCATTACCTTCAAGGTGTTTGCTCTTCATTGTCTGAGAGGCTCCTTTATCTACTAGTGCTTGTTGTTCTTCCATGGTCCGTAGTCCACAGGTCACGCCAAAATCTATATTAGTTAATGTAATAGCTTTTTCTACTACTTCAACTAGAGGTGGGTTTACACCTTCTAGTCGCTCTAATGATCTGGTACTTAACTTAAACATTACTTTCCTTTATTAATTAAATCGAAGAGAGCTGATACTTTCTCTTCTAGTACCTTTACACGTACTAAGATCTCTGCACGAAAAGCTACAGCGCAGCAAGCCACACCGGCTACTGCTACTATAATAGGCCAGAGCTCTAGAATTTGTGTCATAGTTACTTAGTTATACCTTTATATTTTTCGAACGTACGTAAACCACCTAGGCCTAACATGCCCATTAAAACTGTTAATAGCGCTTCCATGTCAAACGTAGGAAGTTCAGGAATTTCTGCACCAAACCAAGCAGCTGCAAACAAAACCAGCGGAGCAACAACAAAGTGATACGCAAGCGCGACGCCACAGGTCCATCCGACGAACGGACGCCATCCAGCAACAAAGAGGGACCGGTGCGCGGCCTCTTGTTTGTTGATTTCGATTTGTCCCTTCGCGAGTTCTTGTGCATGCCTTTCAGCCATTGTAGCTAAGTCATGTGCCAGCTTAGCCTTCTGGTCTTTATCCTCGATAAACTTATCGAGCAGCCCGGTTACAGGGCCAATCAGTGCTTGTAACATTATACATATCCTCTCTCTCTTGCAGCCCTGAGCATTAGGTAACCAAGGAAGGTTATCACAATCAAGACTATAAGAGCTAAGAAGCCAATGCCTACCGTTTCGATCAACTTCTCTCTAGCTTTCTTAGCGTCAATAACAGCTTGCTGTCTGCGCTTTCTAGCCTCAACCTGAAACCTTACCCAGTCTTGCCATAATCCTGGCCGACCACAATAAATCATAAATTGTTTCAGTTCTTCTTCCTTTTGTTTGACCTGTTCCAAGGCCATAAACTCTTCAAGGTCGTCACCATCTCCCTGACGCAATGCCCCAAAAATGCTATTTTTCTTTTGATGGCCTCTAACATGGAGAGCATCCTTAGCATTAGTGAAGTCACCAATCGCCTTAGCGCAAGTCGCAATGTCTCTACCATTTTGTACCGCACTTTTTATAATTGCGAATGCTGCATTTGCAGCTGCTAATTCTGCTAACATCTGTATCCATCACTCAACTAAACCCTCTTTGGGAATTTTTGTTTTAACTGCATCCCATTCGGTAACTAGCTTATCTAGATCCGCCGGCAGAGTTTCTCCACCTGCCTTTTTCTCTTTAAAGTACTTAAGTATAGAGTCTAACTGATCAGGAAGGTCCGGATACAGCATTGCCCTTTCCATCGCATGTCGATTATTGCCAGGTGATGCTTCAAATAACGCTTTCATTTTTGCGTCTTTACTTAAATCTACTACTTTACAATCAATTTCTTTGTCTTGCTCTGGTATCTCATAGCCGTCCATAACTATACCAAAGTGTAATCCTTCTGTTGGATTGTAGCCAAGATGAACAAAAGATATTTGTGCGCCTGGTGATGACTTGTCATCAGGCTCTTTACCAGGACCAGGATCCGGGGCTATAAAACCCTTTGACTCGTGATCTTTATATGTTATATATTGTTTTGCCATTATGCATTTCCGTTTAATTGACCATTAATCATGTTCGGGTTATCATTAACATACCAACTATTAGCATCCCAAGAGTGGTAGTAACCTGTGTGATACAGAGCACCATCTTCAAACAAGTAGTAGATAGTACCAGCGTCTGAGCCGCTATCACCACACCACGTCTGTACAACCTTGCCATGTTTTTCGTATGGTAGGTGTGGCGCAGTCCAATAATAATAGTTGCTGCCTTGTCTATATCTTTGCCATTGGTTATTTCGGCCTGTGTGCCACACAGTACCGTCATTTAATAAAGCGACTAAGTAGTTAGTAGATCCCCAACCACCAGATCGTATGTCAACACAATAACGCTTTGCACTGAATAGTTGTTTATTGCTCCAGCTACTAGCCCAATCAAATAAAATTTCATAAGGTGCGGCATAAGAACTGCCTGACCTATTGCTGCCAAGCTGACCATAACCAGAGTATCCTGCACCCCACAGTTTATTATCTGCTGTTCTTATATACATTTGACCATAGTTACCACCAGTACACCAAACGTCTTCGGCTAAACCTTTAGATCCTGAGGGTCCAAAGTGCGTGTCTAGCGCTGAGTGGTTATTTGTACCTGCCGTAGATCCTGACATGATTTGTCCATAGCCAGAGTATCCACCTGTCGATACTGTACCATCATCATACAAGTAAGCTGAATGACATACATCACCATCGGCCGATGCTGCAATCTTTATACACTTCTTACCGACGTTAGTTGTACCTGAACCGTTATGACCGCACGCCACAAAGTATGTTTGATTATTACCGTGAGCATATTGCATTTGATAATATGAATTACGGCCCGTTGCCCAAACTAATCCATCTTCGTCGATATACCAGCACGTACCATATTGACCATTTGTCTCTTTAACATAGACGGCGTCCTCTACATACTGTACTCCAGACTCTCCTGTCTTAGGATGTCGTACACATTTCTTAGGGCCATAAGTATAGGCGTTGCTGGTTGTACTATTGTTAACGCCAACTTGGCCATAGCCATTATAACCCCAGCCCCATAGTGAACCATCATCGCATAAGGCATGAAATGACAAAGCTGAATCTGATTGTTCGCCGGAGCTACTAAACTGAATTACTTTTCTTGGCTTATCAGTTTGAAGATTCCAGTAAAATCTTTCCCAGTGATTAGATGACGAGCCAGTGTTAGTATAACTCCAGCCAACTACACGTAAAGATGCTCGGTTCGAGGTACTCTGATCTCCTACCTGTCCGTGTCCATTGTAACCGTTAGCCCACAGAATACCATTAGCAGTTAAGAACAAGTTGGTATATCCCATGTATATACCAACGATCTGCATGCCGGTCGTACCTTCAGCCATATGTTCGCGTAAGTCATAGCCAGACCAGCTTGATGGAATATCATCTTTTGATAGATTTCCAATCATAATCTGACGTAGTACAGTTCCGTTAATATCTACCCATTGCATCGGCGAGTGTACAGTAGCACCGTTATAGTCCCATGAGCTATGGTTACCAGCACCTTTATCTGAGTACTGATTAGTACCCATCATGGCAATAGAATAGCCGTCATTAACTACAAAGGCATATTGTGAGTCAGCGCCTTGCTGATCATTAGTTATAGTGTGACGCCAGTTCTTACTACTTCGTTTGTTAATGTTGTGGACAATATTATATAGGCTTTTACTCTTAGAGACTTGATCACCATACATCGGCCTACTTCCAGGAAGTAGCTGGACTTTCATAAATTGACCGCCACCGCTTGCTGAAGGAACAAAGCTGCTTCCTCCAGAAGAAGCTACTTTTTTAGGAAGGTCGATTGTTATGGTGTTGTTAGCCATTAGTAATCTCCGCTATAAATATCTATATAAACACTACCTATAGATCCAGCTGTATCTGCTGGCTTAGCGATATATAGTGGGTGTTTACATAACCACCACCGATCACCGTCAAGCCATGGTGCTTGGGTCAAGTCCATACCACTAACTGCAGCAGCACCGCCGTAACCAGCTAAAGCTGCTACTGACATGCTATACATCGATATAAACTTATAAGCCGTTACACTCTGACCAAGCTGCTGGGTTATGGTATTACCAGGTGTATTAGTTAGTGTTAATACAGTAGTTGTTATTGATGCAACACGATAAGATCCTCTGTTAGCTGCTGCTACAGAATTACCTAACGATATAAGATCTCCAACAATTAGATCTGAATGATCTGTTGAAGCAGACCAGTTAGCTGCATCGGTTCTTGTCATTGTAAAAGGATCTGAAGCTGGTGTACTACCTGGCACTAAGTTAACACCAATATTTCTAAATATTGGCCTCATGTAACCAAAGTGAATTACCGCAGCATTAGATGGGTCCTCGTTTCTCAGTGCAATCTGATGAATCCTAGATCCGTTACGACCAGGATTAAAAGCAAGGATAGGCTCGTTTGCATCTGTTGGTCTTAATTCTGTATGGTCTTGACGATATTTACCTACAAACAACGGTTCTTTATTTATAGCTATATCATCAGTGGTTGCTTGACCACCCATATCAGCATGTGAATTACAGTAGTACCAAAGTTCCGGAGTACTTGCAGGTGCAGCACCTACCTTAATCATTGTATATGCAGCAGCCTGACCAGGCGTACCGCTTGTTGTCACGCCAGTGGTATATCCTGAACCACCATTGTGTGTACCATCCGCAACGGTGGAAAATCTAAGAGGGTGCCCCGTATTACTAAGATCTGATTGATCAAGGTAATAGTACTTACCCTCATCTAGTCTTAATGTAGGAGTCTCGTACCCGTCAATGAAGTATCGATTCCCATCGGCGGTGGCTTTAACTTTAACTATCATTTTAATATAGTTCATTAGTCACCTCCTAAATAAAGTTACTTACCAGCTGCACTTTAGTTATTGCATCGACAGCAGGACTGAGTGCAACTGATCTTGTTTCATTCCCTCCATCGTTATTAGTTGTCATACTAATTCCAGTACCCTGAACAATTTTAGCTTCGACAAAACTAGCCGTTGCGTCGTTAGCGCTAATCTTAACATTACCAGGGCTTAATTGATTCTGAATGTTGGTCGCAGTTTGTGCAGCCGCAGCAGCATCTATAGCAGATTGATTTGCAGCAGCAGCATTTGTCTGAGCATTAGCTATGTCAGTAGAGTTAGGTCCATTAATAAGACCGCTACCCGTTGTATTCCAGATTAATGCACGACCAGCTTCTGGTTCTGCAAGTTCAATACTTGTTACAGTGGCAGATGTGATAGCAACTTTTAATGATCTATCGATTTGCTCACTAAGCATAGTAGCAATAAGAGTAAGTTTATCTAGGGCGCCTTCATGCGTTTCAGCGGGAAATGGGTCACCTTCAACATAGTCAACTTGTTGAGTAATATTAATAGCACGCACAATAATAACCCTGTGCGTGGTAGGTAAATTAGTGTTTAGAGTAATCGTAGCATATTTAGTAGACGAGTTAATAGCAAGTGTATAATCATACGTTCCACCGCCACCTCTTACTTGCAAGGCACCTGTAGCCGTAGTTGTATCAAATGTGTAGACTGCTAGATCATCAACAAGTTCGACCGGCGCATTAAAATAAAATGTCTTGGTCGCTCCTGTACCTAGCTCTACAACTCGTTTTACTTCGGTTGCTATTGTCATTATCTTACTCCTTCGAACAGCCTATCGCCGCCACCATATGGAATTGCTCTAGAGGGAGGCATAAAGAAACGCTGATCATTTTCAGTCATTATACGCTGTTCTACACGAGAAAGATACCCCGGATTTACAAATTCTTGCAACTGGTACAAGAACAAGTAATCTATTGCCATTCTAGTATAGAAAATATTAATAAACGGGGTGTTATCTTTTGCTAATTTTATTAGATTAGCAGCCACATCTTCCCCGTTACGAGCCCTTGTCCATAGCTCTGCTACCGCATCTATCTGACCAAATGTAGGTCCTGCCAAGGTTGCTAGGAAACTACGACCAAATCTACTATACTCACCAAATAAGAAGTCTCCGTAAATACCTAAACCCCCGCCTTGTACCATAGCTGCCAAAGCAGATTGGGCACTAAATTCTCTAGGTGATCTGCCTTTTAGCACGTCCTTAGCCATCATAGCGCCATAACCAAATACAGTACTCATAACTAGTAGTTGAGTAATTCCTGTTATATCAGCTTTACCATTAGCTTGGCCATATACTTCTCGTCCTAAACCTCTACGTACAATTGTAACAGGAAACGACTTAAACTGCATAAGCAGTCTATACATTTCACCTGTTGCTGTACCGGCTACAGATCCCTGGTTCATGATCGCTCGTTCTCTAGCACCAGGCATTGGAATGCCGTAATCTGCACGATCAATAAAAAATGAGTCAAGCATCGTCATTAAATCATTTCTAGCATCTGCCATAGTTCTAGCATTAAATACACTCTTGCCTTTAGATTTCATGTAGAGTTTAACTACATTGTCGTCAATATCTTCTAGTCCCTCACTAACCATAAAGTTGCCTTGATTATTACCAGCATCTTTTACTGCGTGATTTCTGTATATCTCCCACTCAAGATCTTCAATGCCATATTGTTTTAATACATTTTGAAGCCTAGGTCCAAGCTGCTTATAACTAAGTTTAGCGTTGTCTGCTAGATTAGCACTCATCATTAGTGACATACCAGTACGATGAGAATCGTTCCACCAGCTCATTAAGTTTAGCTTAAAGAATTTTTGTTGTGCTTTTGCAGCCATACCAGGAAGTTGATCATTAGCATGAAACCTACTTAAAAGGTCTCCTGTGACTCCGTCAAACCCTACACCTAATGCTCTTGCTATCTGTCTTTGTTCTTTATTTCCTCGGCCGCGGAATAAATTAGTGAAGGCATTTGTATAACCTGACATTAGGCCTTTACCTTGATACCTTAACTCCGCTGCCTGGTAAGGTATATCAGTTATAGCAGATACAGTGGCGCCACCTAGTTTTGATACATTTGCTAGTACCCTACTAATAGCACCTACACGGGCTAGATTAGGACTAGCGATCATACGAGCAGAGCCGTCTAGTTCTTGATATAGGTTTTTAATTTTTTGACTCTTAAACTGATCAGACTGCTTTGTATTACCAGCCTTAACTGTACGATCCTTATATTCAGCTACTAGATCATCAAGCATAGATTGTGGATTAGTGCCTAGATTTCTCATCAAAGCGGTATTGTGCGCGTGTTGCGTTAAACCTGATACAACGCCTTCTCTAAGATCTCCAGTCCCTAGTGACCTGTTATATTCCATAAATGACGAAGAATCTTTGAAGTGCAACAATCTTTCAGCGCTAGCTTTTTTACCTAAGTTAGCATAACCCTTAAAACCGTTTAAGTGTTTTGCTGTGTCGTCAGCTGCTCCGGCAGCTCGTCTATGTATACCTGCTGCTAAGCCTCGATAAGCGCCTTGTAAGAACTTTTTAGGATCTGCACCCTTAAAAGTCTTTTTATCTAGCAGTGGCATAATAAACTCAATCCACTCGTCTTCTCCCATTTTTCTAATTTTAATCATGTCATGGCTTTGACGCATGATATAACCAGGATATGACTTAATATAAGATCCTGCCAAGTTAGAGTTTTTGACTGCTAACTCTTGGACGCTATGTACAACTTCAGCAATCCGTCTAGCAGCAGCATTTTTAGTTACTCCAGGATTACCACCAGGCCTGATCTCCCATAACTCAGCTGCTATGTCATCATCAAACTTTCCGCCTTTTTGAAACAATCTAAGATCGCCATGCTCATTATCTAGCATGCTAATTATCTTGCCAGTATACTTATTAGCAAGAGACTTACCCTGCGTATCAATACTTAATTTAGATTTATGCGTAGCCTCAAGCGTGCCACCAAGCAAAGACATGATACCCTGGTGAGGATTCTCAAATTTATCTAAAAAGTTACGGGCCCTAGCTTTTGCTAAAGAGTTAATAATTTTATTACGCTTTTCTATTTTAGCAGCTAGCATAGAGTCGCTTAATTGCTGCTGCAAATGCTGCATCAGTTCTTGTTCTACATTATCGGCATTTTTTACATTAGTGATAAACTCATCAATTTCTGACAGCATCTCCATTGCCGCATCATCGTCAATAGTCCCACTCTTATTAGCTTTCTTAATAACAGCGATACATTTTTGTATACTCATGCTGCACCTCTCACACAAACAGCGGCAGCTTTAGCAGCTTCGTATATATCACTAACTTGTGCCAAAGCATCGTCGCCTTCTTTATTTATAGTATCAAGTTCTTTTGTAACTGCTTTAATATATTTAGGATCCATATTTGGTATCTCAGCATTTATCTGTTCTATTAAGTCATCAATAGCTTGCTCTTGTTCTGCCATGTCTTTTGACACGTTAGGCAGCAAAGTTTCCTTTGTCTGATTAGGATCTACTTGTAGGTCTACATCATCAGGGTCTATATCAGCGGTAGAATTAGACTTATTCGCCTGGTACTTTTTAGCAATCTGTATAGACTGCTGCATCGGTACTTTTGCAGGTAATTTTTCTCCTGGCAACATAGCATCTACTTCAATAAAACTACTTTGTTTTGTATTCACTACACTTTTTACGACAAACGTAGTATCATGCGGTAGAATAACTTCTGACTCACTTTTACCAAATGACCAATGTTTATTTTCACCAGCATATAATGCAGGCATACCTTTTTTAAGATTAATTTTTAGTTTAACATCGCTGCTATTACCAAACGAAAAGGCCTTACCTCTATATAATCCTGTAGATAGGAAGCCGCTTAACTTAAACTGGCCTCCTACCATCATTTTAGCAGTACCAGCGTCTGATGCTGGATTACCTTTTAGAGTTAAGCCATTGACACCGTTTAAGGCGGTATAAGGGGTACCCCCACGCCAAACACTAATTTCTTGAGGTAATGTATTCTTTTTAATAGCCGCATCTAGTATACCAACATACTTGTTAAGTACCTCTTTTGTTTGTGCCGGTGTAGGATTATCGATACCGACATACTTACCCATCTGCTTCGCATAACTATTAGCATTACTATCTGACATTTTTCCACGCAGCCAGTCATTCATCCATTGATAACTGCTGCCAGTATAACTTTTAAGGACTTTACCTTCTTGTACTGTTAGTTTTGTTTCTTGTGCTTGGTTCATCTTTGAAAGAGCTTTTTTAGCAGATGACAAGCTGTTAGCTACAATCGTACCTTTTTTAGTTGATGTTGATTGTTGAGTACGCAAAAAGTCAGTGCTGTATTCTGTTAATGCCTGACGTCTATTTGTAAGCAGTGACTTTAATTTAGCTGCGTTTTCAGGAGTAAAATCTAAAATATCAATAACTGCATTTATTTCTGACTGATCTGTTTCAAATATACGTGCTGCAGCAACCTGTGCTTTTTTCAAAAACTCTGTTTGTGATAGCCCTGTAGCCTCAAACACTTGAAATGTAGTAGGGTTCTTTTTAGGATCTAGCATAGATGATATTTCATCTATAGCCATTTCATTAATATTTTTAGTTCCGCCTTGAGCTCTAAATATTAAAGATCCGCCTGGATCAATACGTATAACATTGCCATTTGGCATTAACATAATATTAAAGTTAGGCGCATTACCAACAACGTCCCAGTTGCCCATAAACATATCGACAATTAAGTCATCAGCAAATTGTTGCTTGACGTCAGGAGGTAATTTAGCAAACTCATCTGGCGTAACCATTTTAGCGCCAGGTACTATTTTAGAGGCAATACCTACAATCTCACCGTTTGAATTACCAACTAGCTTTGGCTCAGGAAATGCAACTCCAAACATTCTATATAGTGTAGCAGCTAAAAACTCGTTCTTAGCGGACTGTATATCTTTAGGATATTTAACGTAGTACTGCGAACCTGTAGCAGCATCTGTAAAGAAGCCACCTGTTTGTGTACCGGCCTGCTCTCCTGTTTGTTGTAGATTTGTATCTAAAAGTTGTTCATCAAATTGTGGCGCTTTATTATCTGCTAAAAACTCGCCCTCATCAAACTTAGTCATAGCAGCTTCAACGGCGTTTTTGCCTGAAGGCATAGAATCGCTAAACGCTATAATCTTAGGATCACCTGAAAATAATTTGACTGCTTCATCAGGAGAAGCAACCACAACATTGTTCTGGTTCATCTTTGGATTAAATTCAGCATTGTCTATATCAATGATGTGTGTAATCTCACCTTCATCAAACTTGACTGAGGCTTTATACTTAATATCAGATGCAGCCATATCTACGCCGTGCATCAGCATAGCCAGATGTGCTTTTTCTCCTAGCTCTAGTGGGTCGCCTGCTTTACTTCCTATCTGCTCTTCATCAAAAAGACGTAATGGTCCTTCTTCACCTCGGACAAGCATGAAGTCGCCATTTTGGTTTTTAATACGAAATGCAATTTTGTTTTTAGCGCCGGCCTTACTAGCTGCTTCAACTGCTTGTTGATATTCGGTGCTTTGTGCTAAAGCATTTTTTAATTTAACGCCGCTTAATGGTGCAGCTTTTTCTCCTGCTCTAACTAAGTCTAGAGACTCTTGTGTATTTGTATGCGGCTTATATTCTGCAGTAGCACCTTTAACAACCGGTGCATCAGAGTCACCTTCAACAACTCTTTGTATTGGTGAGTCAGCACTACTACCAGGAGATGCCGGTGCATCAGGATCATTAGTAGGTGTTTTTACTTGAACCTCGTCACCACCATGAACAATAGGGCTAACCTCTACACTATCACCGTTTACTGCTTGTCTTACTGCTGTATTAAAAGCCTTACCATGTTTTTTAGATCTTACATATTTTACGCCGTCTACTATACCGCCGCCTACAACGTGTAAACCGCCGCCTAGTACAGTACCAAAGGTTATATTCATAAATGATTGAGCTAACCCGTAGTCTGCTTGCTCTTGTGTAGCAGCACCGTAAATCAAAGGCTCAACTGCAGTTGATCCATAGAAACCGGCCATACCGCCTGTAACAGCTCTTGTACCTACTTTAGATCCGGTAAGGCCTAGAGCACCAACCACTTTAGCACCCCCAAGGGGAGGAATAAAAAACAATGGGATACTAACAGGATCGACTAGGGCCATGCCCAGCTCTAGGCTCATACCTTTCCAAAACTGCGCTCCATAAGCATTGTCAAGAGCGTAGTTAAACTTTATTTCTTCTTCTTTTCTTTCTTTAAGAACGTGAGCTTCTAAATTAGAAATAGGCTCTGAAAATTTTAATTGACCTTCTATGCCATATATCTCGTTAGCTTCTTCTGGCTCTAACATTTTTACGTCTGGGTTAGAATTAAAGAAATCTGGATACTTTTCTTTTAGGGCATCTGTAGTAATACCAACATCCTTAACCCCTGAGCCTGGCTGTGGCATACCAGCATAAGGAGCTACACCCATAATTCCTGGCGTACCACCCATTGGCATTGGTTGATACGACTGAGCATAAGCACCGCTGTTAGCCCAGTTATCATATTCAGATCTTTCTTCTTCGCTAGATCCAGCAAAAGATCTTATATTTTGTATGTCGCCTAACCGCTCTAACGAGTTAAAACCTGTATACTTCCAGCCTCGTTCTTTTGCTTGCTCACTTACTGTCTCGCCTGTAGCAGCAATTAAATCTAAGCCCATCACATTTGTAAATTCTGGGTTATATGATTTATTATATTTTATAAAACTCATTGGCCGCTCACCACACCAGACTTACCTTTGGCTGCATTAGTTTTCATTTGATTTATTTCAGCTTCAGATAAACCGCCCATCCATTCAAACGTATTTCTAGACCACCAACCAGGAGGTCTTGTGTAGTTAAGCTCTGCAAAAGAGACCTCAACAAATAAATTTTTACCGCTAGTATCTGTTTGATTTAACTGTACAGGTACTAACATACCTCCGCCATCTGATGCAGCAGCACCTCCTGCTAATGCAGGATAGACAAGCATTAAGCCGTCACCTTCATCATTCATAACCCACTTGGCATTAGCTACAAGATAATCTGCAAAGTAGCCTGAGGCAAAAGCCTGATCAGCATTTACTTGCGGGACTAATGATGGAGGTACTTTTATTCCTCGATCAGCAATCAGTTTAACAACTGTTTCCTTATCATTAATTATGTCAGTTATGTTTTCATTAACTACTGATGCATTTATTTTTTCGCCGTTATTTCCCACATGTTGAGGTAATACGTAAAACGAAGCATCCTCATTATTAACAAACTGTATTTGGGTTTCTAACGTCTTTTTAACAATATCAGCAGCTTTAACAGGATCCACAGAACCGCCACTTTTTCTTATTTCTATCATAACGGCCCTAGTAAATAATTCACGCATATCTTGGCCGGCATCTTCTCTACCATACATACCACCGGTAAATGTATGTATCATGTCTCCCATAGAGCCTTGCACGGCTTCAGTAATTTTTTGACTCTTAAAGCCAGGACCATAAGACTCAACGGTTTCTTTTAAGGCTTTATTATCTACAGCAAAAGCTGCTGCTAACATTGGACCAGCATTAGATCGGCTAAATGCACCAATAAGCATCCACTCATTTCCTAGGCCACCTTTCATGGTACTTAGCTGAGTCCATATCTGATCAAAGTGCTCGCCATATTCTTCTTGTAACTTGTCATACGCGATCATCATCATATCAGGATTAGTCATCTGTTTCAAGTTAGAAACAATTTTTGCAGCATCTCTATTTGGCAGCAATGATGGCTTTTTAATTCCTAACGTTTCGGCATAAGCATTTATTGCATCAAACTTTTCATCTTGGTTTGTGATATTTTGTATTGGGTCGTGGTTGCTTGCATATTCTCCAAAGTCTGACGACCGCAGTTGCACAACACTATTCATGTGAGTTAAAATACCAGAGGTAAATGTTTGCAGCTCAACGGTAGACATATTAGTAAGATCAACCGTTTCATCTTTAAGATTTCCTTTTAGTAAGTTTCTAATAGTACCTGCACTTGCTCCTGGCTCCATGACACCTGCATTTTTAACAAGGTCTGCAATATCTCTAGAAGCACTTATAATCTGATCAGTAGTTAGCTGTGTCGTACCATTAACAAATTGCCCTGTTGCTCTAGCTACTTTAATTTTGCTAACTGCACCTTTTAATGCTATTTCGTAGGCTTCATAAAGTTCGGGAAGCATTTCTAATTTAACAGCACCATACGGACCGCCGTATGTACCTATATAAGCATTCTCTAAACCATGCGGTTTATTAAAAGCATCTATACCATCACCACCTGCTGCCAAGCTAGCTGCATGGTTATTAACAGATAACTGCAAGTCATTAAGTTCTTTTTTACCTACGACTAGAGCTTGTGTTTTGGCGGCGGCCATTAATTTTTCTTTAATAGCTGGCTTTAATATACCTAAATGTTTATTAAGATCATGATCAAAATTTTTACCACGTTTGCCTTTTAATACAGCATACGCAAGAAAAGGATCCTCCCTGATTAAACCAATAGTAGCGTTATACACTAGGTCTTGTTGAGCTGCACGTGAGACACCAATCAAGTGTTCTGCTTTAATACCACCTTCTATCTTGTCAGTCTTAGGATCATCTTTGACATCGGCCAAAGTTTTTATACTCATCATTGATATATCAATAAGGTCTGGGTTTTTTAAGACTTGATTATTATACTTATCAAATGACTGCGTAAGTTTATCTAGTTTAGCTTTAGATCTTAAATTAGCTTCGTAGCCCATGGCTTGATTTGCATAGGCGCCTTTAAGCTGTACTTTTTGCTGTTCCCACAATTGAGCAGTATATTCATTGGGTGCTTTATATCTTGATGATTCGCTGCCATCAGGACCTTTTTCAGTCTTACTGATGATACCATCAAAACCATTTCTAATCTGGTTAGTATATGTATTTTGGTTGCTGCCATCTGCAAAAGAGTCGTTTGACAAGTAATCATCTGGCTTTTGTTTTAATTTTGTATCTTCTACTAAAGCAGTCATTTCTTCTCTTAAATCTGCTTCTGCCGATACAACCCACATCTTAGCTTCTTTTTTAGCTTGGTCTATTTCATAGTTAGCAATGCCTTGGCCTGCAGACACAGCGCCCTTACCCATATTAGCCATAGCTCTACCAGGAGCAGCAAGCTGCTGTATAGCACCACCGCTCATAGGAGTTAGCCTACGTGTAGGTAAACTTACTTCACCACCCTGATCTGAATATTTAGGTACTTGCACCATTACATTAATCCTAACGCTTTACCCTGCGCGCCTGTAGTGTATGTCTGACCACCGCCTGCTAACAAAGTTCCTGCAGCATTATACATACCAGCTTTATATGCAGCTTTACCTTGCATCCTAGATAGTGACGCTTGTGCACGCTGATTAACGGCCTCTACGCTGCCGCCGTATAATATTGCCATTTTATCCATCTCGCCCTCCGACATTGTTTGTCTTAATGTATCAAGAGCAGTACCTGTATTAGAGGTAAAGCCTGATCCAGCGTAAGCAACACGTTGAGCTGCAAGCATTTTACGTGTTCGTGACTCTTGACGACGCGCTTCATAGTCTGCTTGCTCTTGTGCAATACGAGCATTTTGCTCTTGTATTTGCGCATTATAGTCATAGGCTCGTTTCTGAGCCTTACCAGCTTGATACTGACCATAGGCAGAAACCGCGGTACCGACCGCCATCATAGCTACTGCAACTTCAAACCCCATTAGTACACCTTCGCATATCTATAGTGATCGCGCCCATCTGGTCCAAACGCCTTCATCACGCCTTCATTAACATATCCTTGCCACTCCAACCAACGCTGCCAGACACAGTTAGCTGTAGGTACTGTTGTTTGTGCACGCCTTGGATTAAAGTTATCAACAAGAAACTTTTCTTGTTGCTTAATTAACTTTATACACTGCAATTTGCGGTTTTGAAACTTTTTACTTGTAAATAAGAAAGTTTCATAATTTCCTGGCCATATAGGTATCGCTCCAAATATGGCATAAAAGTGACCGTCTTCAGTCAGAGTAAAAGCCACGGCTTGCTTTTCCCAGTTTACCCCATCCCTAAATACAGGATATTCGGGTACTAAAAAATCTAAATGCCAGTTTTCGAATGGTACAACTATCATCGTTCTGACACCACCACTGCGTACATAACGGCCAAAATAGTACAAGGCAGCGGATCGTCATGCACAAAATATAAGTCAAATTGTCTATTAGGAGTATGCGCTAATAGTAGTCTTTTATCTCCTGTAAATAGCTCTAACGAGCCCATAGGTATAGATGGCGTACGAAAAGGTATCTCTTGCAAATTTGTAAGGTTATCTCCTATTTTAAGGGTATATGTATCTACTACCCTAGCTGTAATTCTTTCAATACGTCTAGTCTTACCTTGTGACGGGCCTGACTCCGTTTGTACTTCAGGATCTAGTGTACGCATTAAAGCTCGATAAGATAATCCTACATGTACAGTATTAGCAGATCTTTCTAATGTCACAGAGCCGCCGACAACTGTTTTATTAGGGTGGTTTGCACCATCAGCTAGTATCCTAACACTCTCACCTTCTAAGTGATCTAAACCAGAGACAGAAGTAACCGAGACAGAAGAGTTGTCATAGGTCAGCCCACTATCAACAAAGAAGGCATCTTTAGGAACGTCTCCTTTGGCCTGGTCAAATGCTTTTTCTAAAAATTCTACATATTGCTTTGTCGCACCGCCTATTGTTCTTTCAACAATCATATATAATTGTTCTTCTAGTTCATCTGCCGATGGGATAGAAGCGATACTTTTTATTTTAGCAGCACCACCAGTCGTAGCACCTAGTATATGTCTATGCCAAGCTACAACGTCTTGTGCTCTCTCGTATGTCAAGCACCTTAATTCACCGGTATCTAATAATGTCCATATTAAACTATCAGGCGAACGCGTATAAGCTAGCTCCTTGGCGTTACCGGTAGTAATATGTTCAGCAATAAGAGTAAGATCAGGAGTACTAAAGCCGTCCACCTCGAGATTATAAGCAAGTTCTCTGATCTTCGTTCTGGTTCTATCAATAAAAATAGTGGCCCTAGAAGCACCAATAGGACGCAGATTAGCAGTACCATCAGTCGTCTCCCTGTTAACTGTCACGTTGTTGGGAGTCAGCGCAAGGTTATCACTACCAGATGATACAACAAATGGGCCATCAGATGTTCCAAGCAATAATTGCTTAGATCCATACATCCAACGTATTGCATTCACTTGGTCAGTGGCTAAGGTGAGATCAAGACCTGAATCGTCTAGCACCTCTGCGTCTCTATTGGTTGGGGAGAAAGTCTCAAAGTTGCCTGACTCTGATGCCCATAGAGTATTTGGAGAAGTTGTATTGTTTGCAAAAAATAATCGTTGTTGATAAAAAGTAGCAGTAGTAGGCCAGCCAGTAGTATCTGACCAGATACCTAACCGCCAGTTATCAGTACCAGTAGTATCACCAAAGCTAAAATCATTCCAAGTAGTAGCAGTAACAGATGTCGTGCTGCCAACCGCCGTGATGTAGGCCGCTCCCCATTTGCCGCCCCTAAGTATCCTAATACCACGCCCCACATCTGTTGCTAAAAATCCTTGTCCTGAGTTGATACCAGTTACAGCTGATGCTGTAATCGTAACGCTGCCTGAAGTAGCTGAAGCAGTTAATGTAGTACTTGTCGTATTTATTTCACCCCACGGTCCGTCAATAGCTTCAAGCACAGTAAATGAAAAAGCTGTATGCCCTGTACGACTTAACTTACGTGTTTGATAATTAGGATGCGTCAGGTATAAAATATCTGCCGACTGCGTAAATTTAAGTAAGTCTAAATCATTTTCACCATAAGGACTAACTATTTCGTAAGCACCTGTACCAGGTGATGGTACTTGTATTTGTCCCTCATTACGATAAAATCGTACATAGTTATGGCCAAACTCTAAAACATAAGCCTGCACCGTACTAAAGATAAATGGTATCATACGTACTTTTTTAGTGCTGTCTTTTACCTCAGCAATAAATCTTGTACCTGATCGTTTAGTAATACCACCGTGAGGAAAGCATATAAAGTTTTCACAGCGCTGCACTGAGCTCGTGTATTTAGTCAAATCAACACGACCAAGCAGTCTAGGACTAATTTCACCGCCCGTAAAATTTGTTTGTATCGGCGTGACTTTAGCCATGCTTACCTCGGTGGAGTGTTAATATTAGGTCTAATTACCCCTTGTCGTGATTCAAGCCAATAGTCAGCATCCAGCACGTCTTGTTGTTGCTCTTGTGCATCTACAAACTTAGCTTCTCTTAATTTAAGTTCATACATTTGGAACATCTGTTCCATTGCAGATGTACTTTGCAGCAACGGTTGAGCTAGATCAGCAGCGACTCTCGCAGCCAATGTATCAACTAATAGCGTGTCATATAAGGTTACGTCTGTAACTAACGACGTATACTTAATATTCATTGCGCCTTCGTCAGATAATATATGCCGCCTCTCTAATTGAAACACTGTTTGTGTAGGATCTTCTACTTCTAATAGCCTTAGAAAATCAGCAGGTAATACAAACCTGTTTGCATATCCATAAACCGGGGGAGTCACATCTTTAGGTAAAGCTGCTCGTCTTGTCAAGCAGTTCCAAGGATGCCCTCTAAATACAGCTGCACGCGTATCATCAAATAATACACGAGCTACTGACGCCTGCTTACTGTTATCAGATAGTGAGGTGATCGACTCAATACCTAATAGTGCTAGGCTTCGGTTTATAATTTCTATATCAGATGCTGCCATGATAGGTTTGAGGGGAGGTGTTCGGAATTAACCTCCCCTCAATCTCCTTAGTCGATGACGTAACAAACATAGCCAGCAAGTGTACCAGCATCAGGTATTGTACCATCGTTGATCTGTGCTGCCAATACAAAACCGTCTTTGGTTGTGAGTTGGCTGTTGATCTGAATGGTCGTAGTACCTGCAGTAGCAACTGCTGTGTTTGCACTAAATGCATCAGGGTCAGCGGCAATCGCATTACCATCAGCATCATTAGCACCTAAATGACCCAGGTCCATAGTTCTTGACGTACCGAGAGCACTATTTGTCACAACTGCATACAGGACCCTCATAGCCCCTGCCTCCATTTGCGCAAGTAATGCCTGATCACCGGCAGATCCAGAACCAGATTGAGTGAAGTCAAACGCTTTAACTCGAACCCTACCACGATCTTCGTGGGTAGCATTCATCACTCTAGGAGTGGCCTGAGTATTAGCGTACTGAGTTGAGTTTTGTGTAGCCATAATATCAGTCCTCCTTAGCTCTCATCGCACTTGATTTCAAGTACTTTCTTTTCTTCCATTCGGACAGCGCCGAAGGAAGCTGAGCAATAAACCTGAGTACTGTTTCTCTTATCGCGTCTTGGACCAATGTCTACGTTGACATCCTGTCCTACGGCCATTAGCAATCCTGATTTAGAATAGCATAGGACCCTACGATGAGAGTTAGCATCAGCGTTTACGAGTTCAGTGCGTATAAACTCGAAACCCATGAAAGTGTTAACATCGCCTTGAACAAGCGCTTTAACTGAGTTAAAATCAGCACTAGTTACCTCAGTTGTTTGCAATAGATCAGTGATCTGTTTTGCAGTACAAATAACGTACCTAGGATCTGATGGATCAGTTTCAGCCGCATCAAGCGACTCTTTCGCTGCTCTTAGCTTACCAATAGTTAGACCAGAGTTAGCAGCTGCGCCACTCTCTACATAGTTAACAGCAATTTGCTGTGCTGCAGGGAATGTTACAGTTGTTGCACCAGTCTTACCTGTTTGGACTCCACCGAATGCAGCTTCAAGAATGATCTCATCCATCTTACGGCCTAATGCATAGGATGCATTTTGGCTGTATGGTGAAGTAGGATCAATCAACATTCTGATTCGATCTTGTCTATCAATTAACTCTGCCCAGTCAAAGTCACGCAATGAGACTCTACGTCTGTCATGCGGTACGTTGATAAGTGGAGTGTCTTGATGACGTCCAGTAACCTCTTGTGCAGAAGTCGCGCCAATCCTGTCATAAAAGTCAAACTCAGCGGACTGAGTTTCGACCCTCACGTACGGACGTAGGCGGGAGCCTTTCTGCTGCAGGAGGTGCTCGACGTTTGCTTTATACTGCTGTATAAAGGCTGTCGTGATTTGAAAGCTCATAGCTTTCCTCCTTTCAACATATTTACATTAATCGCTTCGGCTGCCCTTGCGGACCTCTGCTTGCCGTTTTAAGTCGTGGCATGCTATGACTTCGGACGGTAAAACCGCTACCCGATATTACTCTAACGCATTTTTGGCGTTAAGTAAACTATCCTCCGAGTTTTGTGCCTGTAGTTTTACCCGCCGCACGGCGAACAATACCTTGAGCATCAGCCCCAGAATAACCTGCAAATTCAGCACCCCTAATCGCTGCTTCAGGATTAGTGACACCTCTACCTCTAGCTTGATTAGCAACCCGTTCTACAACAGGGTCTCGTTTGCCAACCTTTTTAATCATAGCATCAGCGGCGTCCAAATAGCTAGATGGTATAGCTAGACGCTCTGCCAGACGCTTCTGGTATTCATTATATTTCTTTTGAGTACTTGACGTACGACCCATTTTAGTCTTACGAAACTCGTCGTCTAGATACCCTATTTTTATTTTTTTAGCCATTATGTTTTCTTATTAGCCTTATATTTAGATAACAGTTTATCGCCCATACCCATAGACTTACCGGCACCAAAAAAAGAATTATCACCAAATGCTTTAATAAAGGCTTCTTTTTGAGTTTGAGAAGGCCCGCTACCCTGGGTCATCTTGGTTTTACCAGCTTTCTTTTTCTTAGATACATTTACATCAACGGTACTCATTTTACTTTTAACACGCCAGAGTCAATGCCTAACTGTATCATCATAGCGCCTGCGCCCCTACCTGCTACAGTATGTCTTGAAACCTTGCCTGTCCCTCTTTTACCTGACGTAAGTTTTGTCTTGCCTGCTTTTTTAGCATTAGAGACTTTTACATCTGTTGTTTTAGCTTGTGTCACTTACTTCCCCTTTGGCTTAGGTGGACGACCTTTTTTAGTACCGTAGGTACCTTTTCCTTTTGGCATATCAGCCTCCTTTCTTATTTTGTGATCGTTTCAAATCAGCGTTAGACGGGGCCCCTTTAGACCCCGGCTTCCGCATTGTCTCACCAGAACCGGCCTTTATTCTTTTACGCTTAGCGTGTATATTAGCCCAAAGGCCCATTTTGGTTTTTCCCATTTATGTCTCCGGATATGCAAACCCAAACAATGATTGCATCTTTTCAATGGCAGCAGGGTGTCCATCACGCTCGCTATCATTATACTGTTGCATAAAGTTAGGGTCTCGTTGTAGTCTAGCAATCTCCTGCCTTGCTGCATCCGGTGTTAGTGTAAATGAATTACCCCGGCCTGATGTATCAGCAGAATCTTCCATGATACCCATGCCTATTTTAGAAAACATCTTAATAAACATAGGGTGATCACCTAGACCTGTTTCATCTAGCCAACCTAGAAACTCATCGCCGCCAAACTCAGCTGCTGCACGTTGAGCTGCATCTACGCGCTCGTCGTATGCTGCACCAAACTCTCGTTTGATTTCGCTATCCCACTCAGCTATCTGAGACTCTCGACCGACAGTCATATCATTATGACCTTTGCCGATATAGTCCATATAGCCGCTGTATAGCTTTTGAGCTTGTGACTGAGACAGACCAGATTCATGCATAAGTTTCAGCATTTCTCCTTCCATCTCTGAATTATACTCTAGGCCTTGTGGTAAATCAGGGCGTGAGATCTCATACTTCTCAGGCCTACCTAACCTATTATAAAATTCATTCATCTCTTCAGGCGATGCATCTTCTTTGGGAAGAACTACTTTATCTGCACCAACCATTTTTTGGCCATGAATAAAACTCTTGGCCAACCCATTAACGTCCTGTATTGAAGCAAGGCTCGGATCATGTCTTATATCGTCACTTAATGACGCTCTCCAATCACCACCCGAGCTACCCGCATCAATCTCTACGGACCCGACGTCCTCACTCATCTTCTACCTCCTTTGGTAAGTTTAACAATTCTTGCGGATCTTTATCAATAAAACGCAAGAGACTCAAAACCACTCGACGCATACCTTCACGGTGTGCAGTCTCATGGGTATCACCTGGTACATAGGTTGCTTCATTTACATGGGCAATCTTGCACAGATAATTCAGTACCCTATTTCCCGAAGGAGATAGGAATACAGACCTCATGTCTGTATGTAATTCACTTAACTTATTAGGTTCCTGTTGGTCCTTGTCCACCCGTTGGCTCCATTCCAGCATTCTTCGCGGCGACACTCATATCTTTAGCTGTAGTAGCTTGCTGCTGCATCATAGCCGCTTCTTGCATTTGTTGTTCATTTTCTGCTCTAGCTTGTCGCTGTTCTTCTACAGTCTTAGGATCTGTAAGCGTTTCTGCTGGTGCATCTAGTGTATGGTGCGCCCATCTGAACGTACCGTCTGCGTTTATATTATCAAATATCTCTGGCTTGACATTTGCTAGAGGTATCATCTGTTCTAAAAATCTTGTAAAGTTAAATACTGACTGTGCTTTCTGAGCACGTGCTACTGGTGATATATAATCAACATGCAGCTTGACGCCTTCTAATTCACCTGGCGGTCTAGGTAGTTCATTACGTCTTAGCATAAGAGCAAAGACACGATCGATCATAGGTCCAAGAAACTCGGCTTGTAGTCGTCCAACCATTGGACCCATAAGCCTCATCTTCTCCTCTTGACGTTGTAAGACCTCAGTCGCTGTCATTTGTGGACCATCTCGCATTTGCAGCCAGTCTACATGAAACGATTTACTAATATGCTCGCGTCTAGACTCAATAAAGTCTAGTCCTACATCAGGCCTTTCACCACCAACTAATGGTTCTACCTTATCAGGTGTACCTGATCTATAGTAGTTTAAGCCACCTGGTATAGTACGTAATGGCATCATAAAGCCATCATCTGGTACCATAAGTGGTGGATCAGTTGCTTTTTGTGCTGCCCTGATTGTAGTCTTCATCATTTCATTGACCATACGAATATCAGGCAAACACACCATAGCAGGTGATCGTCCATATACTTCACCTGAGGTCTTAGACCATCGGGGTACCATATATGGAAACTCCATAAAACCACCTTCTTTAAGCAGCAGCTTTTCTTCTACTAAAACGTAGCATGACTTAAATGGCATATTCAGAGGATCTTTTTTATCTTCCCCTGTATATATTAGGTCAGCTCTAGGCTCAACGGCATGTATACACGTAAACTCTTGGAATGGCTGCTTAGTAGCTATCTCCTTAAATTTATCGGGTAGAACCTCACTATACAACTGCATCAATTGTCTTGCAGTATGCTTATACTTTCTATAACAAGTGTCTACGACACCTTCATGGTTTTCTGCTACGTAGCAGTCTGCCAAGTGGAAAGATCTAAACTGTATAGGTTTGCCTGGCCTATCTTCGACATAAAATACAGCTGTACCGTAAGAACCTATGTCTAGGTACATTTCATGCACTGAAGTTATGAAGTTAGTTTCAGGTAGATTAAAGCACGAGTCAAACATAGCTTCGACTGTGCCTTGCAGCCATTGTCTCATACTAAGAGATGGTTCGTCGTTACCAGGTACTCTTAGGCTAAACCAACGTTCTGCTGTATTGGTCAGATGACCATGTAATCCAGACGCCAATTGTTCATTGGCGAGTGGTGCTGTAGAGTCAAAGACTTTATCAAACCTAGAACGGCTTCCCCTGAATTGCTTTGTAGTAAAATCTCCACGGCGAGGATTGACATAGTCAGTACAATCCTGCCAGAGACTTTCCCACGGGGCACGCCAAGACTCAAGCTGCTCTAAGCGCTTAACGACTTGATTTACAGCATCTTCTTTCATACTTAGTAGTTACCAAGTTTCTCTGAAGCTCCACCAAGAAGTTTCTTCTTCTTGATCTTCTCCATTTCTACACCTTCACCGGAAGTCAACACTGTAGACTTTTGACCTTTTCTTTGCTTCTCAGCATCGGTCAAGTCATCAACTGACTTTTTAATTTCTGCATCGCTCACCGTAGGTGGTGTTGGAGCAGGTGGTGGGGGTGCTGGTGCTCTTCCGCCTCCGCACATATTTACCTCCTTTTTACAAACGTGTGCCCTACAGTATCATACCCTAGAGCGTTGTACAGTTGCCGCGTCTCCTCAGTTTTTACACCTGTCGACGAAGCAGGCCGTATTTCTTTCGCACCGTTGGCAAATGCCCAATCCTCAAATTCTTTTATCAATCTAGCTGCAGCAATCCCGCCGCGTCTATCTTGACTCACGAATAGTAAAAGATCATTCGCTACTAGGTCCTTACCGAAATAATAACTCGAAATGAGTCCGACGTACATCGCAAAAATTTTATTTTCTTGCGAGGTCACTAATTTACAAAAATATACTTCTGGATTAGCCACCCAGGTAATAGCCATAGAGGTGATAACTTCGGGGTCAAAGTCAAGGTGGCTATAACTAGACTCACCATGGGCTTCTTCCGCTAGCATTAATACTTGCTGCATGTCATCGAGTTTAAGATCTCTAATAATTACCGAAGATTGCATACTCCCCGTCCGCCATACGTGGCAATTTGTTTAAGTTTTTATTAACACGGTCCCTGATTCCTAGCGCTAGATACCTAAAAGCATCAGCGGGATGTGATGTCCAGTCATGCAGCGGCCTATCTCTAAAGGTATTATTTTTGTCGTCAAAGTCTTTTCTGTATTGTCTAAGTGCTTCAATTAATCTTTCACACTTAACTCCGTCCATATAACAACGGGGTAAAATACTACGTACAGCTTCTATACCATCATCTATTCTTAATTGTGGTACGACACGGAATCTTATACCAAGCTCGCGTGCTACCTCTATACGAGACTTACCTGTACTAAAGTCTCTGACCTGAATATCGTGGGGCGCGATGTGATCGCCGTAGACGTACTCTTTTTCACGTACGACCTTTATGTAATGAGCTAGCCCCTCTCCCTCATTCTCATAATAGTCAATAATCCTAATTTCATTGTGATGCATCTGAAAGAATATAATCACAGTGGAATCACCTACACCTAAGTCCCAAGCTGTATGTACATCAAGCGTGGGTTCGTACGGGACTTTATCTAGATGATTATCGGCTAACAGACGAGCCATCGCGTTACCGTAGTATGATCCAACTAATGGTGCATCAAAACTACAAAAGAATTCTTGTTGTATCATTTCCTCAGGCATTCCCGAAGCACGCTCTTCGTCAATTGCTTCTATAGGTATAGCCCTAGTATCTTCAACAGATAATACTTGCTGGAACCAAGTTTCATTTTTCTTAGCTACATTTAATAGATCATATCCGTGATTTCTACCTCTAGCGGTATAAATGAACATTGCCCATCCACCGTTCTCTGCCAAGATGGGACGAATATAATCCCAGGCTCTTGGATCTTGTAAGGCATATTCAGAAAATACCACTCCAACGGGATTTGCTCCAACGAGTCTATCGACGTTATCGGTACCCACCACTTGATAGATTGACCCATTTTTTAATGTTAACCTCATTTCCGTATTATTTACTGCTTCATGCATTGGTTTTGGGAAATGATCTAAAAACTTACGGCCATCTCTAGTCATACCATCCCAGGCAATTTTACGCCCTTGGTTGTATGTTGGGAATAAATGCCAGTATAAACCGGGACGCGTTAACGCAGAGACTGCACACCAGTTAATGCTGCACAAGTCTTTACCTGCACGACGATGCCAAACGCACACAGCTCTTTTGCCGCCGTTCTCCATAAACTTCCACATTGGCATTTGATAAGGCCGTGGCCGCCAATTACTCGGTACTTGTATCTGACTCATCTAGATCCGCAAACTTTACAACTTGAATATTTACTGCACCATCAACTGTGGCGTCAATGTCGATTGCTTTACGCTTTGGAGCTACGTATTGTGCAAGCTCTTTCATTGCCTGCAGCCTTAAGCCGTGATCAAGTGACGTGTCGTTCATGATCATAGCCATACCCTCGATCGGGTCACAGTTTAGCTCTTCTAGCTTATCAGCTATAGCTTGTGATCGTTTGTTTGTAGCACCAGGTGGTCGTCCTGCACCTTCTCTAGCGCCGCCTTTACTTGACATACATATATCTCCGTAAAATTTATATATAGATCTTACTGTAAAAGTATGTTCCTGTAAACCCAATGTTACTTATTGGCATATTGTATTTATTGGTAACTTCAGCTATATTACTTTTTATTTCTAATTATTTCCTATATATGATCAATATAACGTGTCGGATAAACCCCGATTGTAAATATTGCCCCCGCAGATCGACTGAATAGGCGCTCTATGACCTCCGGCCTGGCTCCGGCGCCCCCGGGCCCTGGTCCTGGGACCGTGTCTGTATTAGTTCTTGTTTGAAAATATGTAACATTATCAATAACTTAGGGCTATTGTGCGCAGAAACAGGGCGATGTCTGCATAAATCGCGGCGTTCGGCCCAAGATCCGTGCTGACAGGGAGAGGTTAGGGATTATTGATTAATATTGATATAATATCAGAGCACAACTGGTACAATATGTAGTGATATTGCTGCAGCATGATACAACATGTGGTGATGTCAGTGAATGGATAATAAAAAAGCTCGATCATCGTTAGACAATCGAGCTTATGTTAATATAAAATGTATTAGTCGTCTTGTGTATCAGTATCGTCTTGTGGTAAACCAACTTGCTTAGCTAATTTATCCAAAGTCTCTTGACCACTTGATGATAAGCGATCATAATCCCAATACATAAGATCAACTAGCTTTTGAACTTCGTTCATGCTATTCTCCTTTATGTGTTAATTAATAGTACGACGATAAAATATATTTGTAAATAGTTTTTTTAATTTATTTTGAAATTAATTTTATAAATGATTGTACAATGTATTTTATATAGTATAGTATGGGCTCATACAAATAATAAAGGAGAATATATGTATATAAAAGTAACCTACCCGGATGGGGAGGTCGAGTACTGGCCTGGCTGGAATGCCAAAGAAGTATTACGGCTTCAAAAAATCCATAATAATAAAATTGTATTTACGTACATAAAAATATAAACAACAACAAAGGAGGCTTGTAATGAGCAATATTATACGCCTCAGCGATTATGCCCATAAAAAGGCATATAAAGCTGAGATCGATGTGGCACACGATTGTCCCATCAACGACTTCATGGTCTGGGTCGAAAAATACGGGCTGAGCCAGCATTTAATTGCTGCCAATGGGCCGGGCGGAGGAAATCCTTGCTTTGAGATTACCCACCCGAACCGTGACACGCTTGCTGCAGCTTTGTCAGATTACCACGACGAGCCAGTATCAAGCAAATTTATCGACGACAACATTTACCAATAGGAGGAAAATATGGAAATGTATGATGAAATCAAGCCAAAAGCGTTTGCTTTTTTGGATAATTTACGCGAAAGTGGCATTACTAACATGTTTGGTGCCACACCATACTTAGTCGACGAGTTCGACATCGACAAAAAGGCTGCAGCCGTGCTGCTGATGGCCTGGATGCAGCAATACGGCAAATAATCTGTAGAGCGATCGGGTCTGCCAGTTTTATATTGGCAGGCCCTTTTTATTACCTATATATAACTTTTTCAAAATAAAAATATTTTCTAAGCCCCATTGTCAATAAATACAATATGCCAATAATATTATGCTATACTCTATAAAACGGTCGGCTCATTTTGTATTGGCGTAAAAATTAATTCCAATAAATAGTGTACATTATCGGATTTATGTTGTAGGGTGATAATCAGAAAGGAGAAATGCTTATGTTAGTAAGTGAATTAATCGAGATTCTGCAGGGCCACGAGCCAGGTGCAGAAGTTAAAATTGCGACTAATCGTGCCAACCCATATATGAGTTCAGTACGCGGCGTCGTGAGTACAGGTAGTAGTTACCTGTTTATTTGTCAGGACTATGACAGCACAGCTATGGAGACTGATCCATGGCAAGAGCTCGATGGTCCATATCCATATAAATAGAAAGGAGAATGGTATGACATCAATAGAAACAGCAAAAACAGCAATCGATTTAGGTATCGATGGTCTTAAACAGCACTCAATGGCTGAATTAAACGGCATGTACTGCAATATTGTCAAGGCACCACAGGCGCCAAAGTTTAGTGACAAGACTGCTGCAGCCAAGCGTATCCTCAAAATGG